ACATCTAAACCCTGTGTATGAGTTATGCAGATTTTACTCTGCCGAAGATATCAATACTATCATCACCGTTGCAACACAATTTAAAACATATCAGGTTTCTTACTTTAACGCTTTGAAAATGTATATCAATAGCTTAAAGAGAAAGAAAACTGTAGCCGCCGTTCAGTACGGTATGGCTATTCCCGAGGAACATCAATCCGAGGTACTTAAGACAATACTCGCTACGAATGGTGGTGAGTAATGTGAAAAAGGTTCTGAAGCCCGCTATATTATTTAGCGTTGGTGGAACGGTGTATTTGCTCATCGAAGTTCTGTGGAGAGCATTGAGAGGTAGCACACCTACACATTGGACTATGTTTATTCTCGGCGGTCTGTGTTTCCTTGCTATCGGGGCAATTAACGAATATCTTTCGTGGGACACTCCGTTTGTTATACAGACCTTTATAGGCACCGCTATTGTATTGGTGCTTGAATTCATATTTGGGTGCATCCTTAACCTATGGCTCGGTCTCGGTGTTTGGGATTACTCAGATGCACCATTCAATCTATTTGGACAGATATGCCTACCGTTTGCTGTTGCTTGGCTATTTTTGGTTGGCATAGCTATTATTCTTGACGACTATTTACGCTACTGGCTTTTCAAAGAAGATAAGCCACATTATAAATGGTCTCTAAACTAAATAAGGCATACAAATTGGAGTCTTGAAATATAGGCTCCTTTTTGTATATAAAACTGGTCTTTTATGTCACGCGACATAAAGGGCTTTTTGTATTTAAGGAGGTATATATGAAGTATACGGCATCCAACAAACCTTTAGTTTGTATGCAAACTAACAGCACCTGTTATAAGGGTACAAACAAAATGACAGTTAAGGGCGTGTTGTGGCATAGCACCGGTGCGAATAATCCTACACTCAAACGCTATGTGCAACCAAGTGATACGCCAGATAAAAGAGATACTGTTACGCTCGCTCAGATTGGTAAGAACGCTTATAAGAACGACTGGAACCATATTGAGCGTCAGGCTGGCTTGAACTGTTGGATTGGTAAACTTGCCGACGGTACTGTCACCACAATCCAGACTATGCCTTGGGATTATCGCCCGTGGGGTTGTGGTAGTGGTTCTAAGGGTTCCTGCAACTCTGGCTGGATACAGTTTGAGATTTGCGAGGACGGTTTAACCGATAAAACATACTTCAATGCAGTATATAAAGAGGCGTGCGAAATCACAGCGTACCTCTGCAAAATGTTTAATATTGACCCTAACGGTACTGTTAATGTAAATGGTGTAAAGGTTCCAACAATTCTTTGTCACCAAGACAGTTACAAACTCGGAATGGGTAGTAACCATAGCGATGTTACCCATTGGTTCCCGAAGCACGGCAAGTCGATGGCTACAGCGAGACAGGATGTTGCGGCATTGCTCGCGGCAGATAAGCCTGCTACATCTACTCCTGTTTCTACCACAGGGAAGACCTATTCCGTCGTAACTAAGATTAACAAATACGCTACTGCTTCTGACGCGCAAAGCAAGAAGAACAGTAAGGGTACTTATGAGGCTGGAACATATTATATCTATTCCAAATATCCGAACGGATATAACGGTATGTATAACATTTCCACCGATAAGACAGGAGCAAGTGCAGGTAGTTGGATTAACCCTGCGGAGAACGTAGTTCCGAAGCCCGCAACTCAGACCACAGATACAACCCAAAAGCTGTATCGAGTGCGTAAGTCCAAGGATGACGCAAAATCCCAAGTTGGCGCGTATAGCGTTCTCGATAACGCCAAAGATGCGTGTAACAAGGCTGGAGCTGGATATAAGGTTTTTGACTGGAACTACAAGGTTGTATATGAATACACGGCACCTGTCGAAACCAAACCTGAAACCAAACCTACTCAGCCTACTCAGCCGACACAACCCACTCCTGAAGTTGAGAAACCCAAGGAGGAAGTAAAGGTTGTAGCAGTATATGATTTAGACTTCCCAGAGAAAAACTTAATCGTAGATAAAAGTATTTCTCGCACAGAGACTGACTGTGTAAAGGCAATCAAAAAGATTATTTCTAACAATAGTGGTTTTGATGTTGAAATTGCAAAAGCATTTTGGAAGCTCGCTCCCAAATACAATATCGACCCTGTGATGGCTATTTCACAGTCTATTCTTGAGACAGGCTGGTTTAAATATGCGGGTTCTGCGGTTACACCGGAACAGCATAATTACTGTGGTCTCGGCGTTACAAGTAACGGTGTTGAGGGTGGTAAGTTTAATACTATCGAAGATGGTGTAACGGCACAGTTACAACATTTATTTGCTTATGGCTCTAAGGACGCTTTAAATGAAACGATAGTTGACCCACGTTTTAAATATGTTACCAGAGGTATTGCACCTTACTGGCAACAGTTAGCGGGCAGATGGGCTTGCCCGGGCTATGACACAAAAACATACGATACTCCCGCCAAGGCTATGGCTGCTAATAATACTTACGGTCAGAAAATCCGTGCGATTTACAATCAGATTGTAAGTATGGCTGTAACAGATGCGGATATTGAAAAATATTTCCCGACAGAGTTGCCTCAAGAAACACCTGATAAAGAACCTGTCGTTACACCGCCTACAGATATTGTTGACACACCAGAAAACACACAAGACACAAGTAAGATTGTGAACATCATTATTGAGGTGATTAAGAAATTACTTGAGTCTTTGATTGAAATTTTCCGCAAAGGAACAAAATAAGGAGGTAGGTTTATGAAGTTAATTACTGATTTTATTTCTGCTTATGGCGTTGAGATTATGATGGCAATTATTACTTTTGTTGCTACATATCTCGGTGCTTACTTGAAGAAAGTTATCACCAAATGGCTTGATAACAAAACAAAGCAGGATATTGCAAAAACTTGCGTGAAGGCTGTTGAGCAAATCTATAAGGATTTACACGGCGAAGAGAAGTTACAGGAAGCGTTGAAAGCCGCATCCGAGATGTTACAGTCTGAAAATATTGCTGTTACCGACATCGAACTCAGGATGCTTATTGAGGCTGCTGTAGCCGAGTTCAATGATGCCTTCAACAAGACTACAACTACTGACAACGCCGACGCTCCCGCAGAGGCATAATTAGAAGTTGCAAGGGTGCTACTTAGCGGTGGCACCCTATTATTGATTGGAGGTGATATGATTGAAAGGACTTGACGAATTTTTAAATATTTTCGGTGATATCACCGTACTACAAGTAGTTGAGCTTATTCTTGCAATCGTGTTCTTATGGGGCATTTATAAGCAAGTGAAGAAGCACTTTGATAACAAGGCAAAGGAAGCGTTAGAAAAAGCTGAAATTGAAAAACAACGCGATGCCGACATTAAAGAAGCACTTGATGCCGTACATAAGTATCCTCAGTATCGTCAACAGAGTATTGATATTCAGCACAAACTTGAAAGCCAAATTCAAGAACTGAAAGATTTACACAAAGACACCGTTACACAACTCAATACTATGAGCGAAACCGTACATCGTATGGAAGAAACGGAAACTCGCAGAGAGCGTAATAAAATGAGAGACACTTTATTGCAAAGTCATCGCTACTACACCAATCCAAAAACAAACCCCTCTGGTTCTTGGTCACGCGTAGAGTCAGAAACATTCTGGGAACTCTATTCGGAATACGAAGCAGCAGGAGGCAACGGATATATGCACACCGATGTTGTGCCTGCAATGAAGTTGCTTAAGGTTATTGATATTGGTGAAGAATAAAATTTAAGATGGAGATTGACCTATATATTGGTTGGTCTCCATTTTTTTGCGCGACTACCTTTTAAACCTACGCCACGCCCTCACAGTTAGTTTCTGACGCGAGTTTCAGGCTTAGGCAGGTAAGTTGTAGGCTAATTAGAAAACCCCTAAAAACAGCCTTAAAACGCGTTCTACGAGGTGTTATTATTTGCACATTTTCTAATGTTTTAAAGTGCAATTCTTGCACATTTACAAGGGTTCCAAAGTGCAAAATGACACTTTGAATAATGTTTATAATTATAGACAAAAAGTCGGTTTTTGTTCATAATTATTGACATTATCATTAGGGTAAAAAGAAAGGGCTACAAGACCGAAGTCTCATAGCCCTTAACTGTGTGATTAAATGAATACCGAAATATTCAGGTCTAACCAATTATAAATTCTGTGCCTTGTAGAGTATGCGTAGAGATAAGTCTTGGCTTGACTTAAATCTATTGAGAACTCTTGTGCTTTGACGAAATTACTTTTTCCTACTTTCGTTAATAGCAGCCTGAGCTGCTGCGAGACGAGCAATCGGAACACGGA